CCCCTAACGGGGCTTCCAGGACTTCTGCGCTGATCTTTCGGTCAGTGCATTTACTTTATAGGAGGATTGAACTATGTCTGGAGTAATAACCGGGTATCGACACGTACACCGATCGGCTTACCATCAAGAGGTAATGCCTTGGGTCCCATGTGCAGAGTATATATATGCAAATATAAATACCCTAATTGAACCCGGCCTTTGCGTTCAGACTGGTTCTAGTAATCCTAACTATGCAGTAGATATAGCTAACGGGCAGGATGCTTCTAGCTATTACCTCAGACGAGGTTTTAGCCGGTTGAATCCTGGCGTGTTATCCGATACTGTCGTAGACCCAGGGAATTATTACGGATGTTTTGATTCCAATGGGTTTATCGCCACTACCGGTACCATGCCTACTTTTGATTTCCCTACAGATTCTGACCTTGACGATCAGGCAGTAGGGCGACTCAAGAATAAGCTCGCTAGCAATGTTGGTCAATTTAAAGCTGCTGTTCCCTTAGCCGAACTCAAGGACGTCCGCCGATCTATTGGTGGAGTTCAGAGAGCTGCTTCTGGGTTATTGCAGACATTGATTGACATACGGAAGAAAAAGAGGGATGCACTCAAGTACGCATCCGACGCTTGGCTTACTTGGTCATTTGGGATTTCCCCAGTGATCAGTGAAGTCAACGAAGGTATCAATAGCATCGGATCCTATTTGGATCGTGATGACTATCGTGTGCGTCTTGAAGCTAGAGCGTCGAGAGACTGGGTTTCAGGTATTAATGGTACGTTCGGTTTTCATGCTATGTCAACCGCTTCGAGCCATTATTCCATACACCACAGCCTCTCTTACAAGTATATTGCAGCTTTCGACATCCGTGTCGCAGCTGGTAATAACTACGGTGTTGCAGAACACTTTGGCCTTGAGTTTAAGGAGCTACCAAGCGTTGCTTGGGAATTAGTTCCTTATTCTTGGGTCATTGATTACTTCACCACCGTTGGTAATTACCTTGATGATACATTTACCGGCCCACCTGGGTCGACTATATATATCGTCAAGAATCGCTTGTACAGAATGAAAGGATCCGGTAGTATCGACGTCGACCCACTCGGAGATGACACCTGGCAAAGAGATGCGTCAGGTAGACTCTCCGATAAAGTCGACTTTGAATACTTCGGATTCGAACGTTCTGCGCTCTCATCCCTTCCACACCAACAACTCCGTTTTAAAACTACGGATGAAATTGGTATTCACGGAGTTAACAAACTCCTCAACCTAGCAGCCGTGTTTATTTCGGGTCGTTGACCCGTTACGCGGTACTGCGTTACAAGGAGACATTACTATGTCTTTTTCACCAGCAAGTCCTGCAACTGGGGCAGCCATTACTGGCTTTACCAGTCCAACGTATACACTCACTACTGACGTAGCTCCCAACATTAACGGCAAACAATATGCTGTTTCTGCTTTGGGAGGTACTCAGACGGATGTGGAAACTAATTCGGTATCAAAACCGTTTACAGTTACCTTCTTCCGGCCAGTGCAGTTGCGTACGTTACCGCAGGCTAATCCTGTTACTGGGGTTATAAAGAACGTGCCGATGAACACCTACAAGTTAATAACTCGTAAAGGTGCAGAACCGGCGGCCAATCAGAATGCGATAGTAGCGAAGATTACTACTACAATCGACATTCCGGCTGGGTCAGACACTTACGAACCCGAGGAGCTAAAAGCTCTCCTATCATGCCATTTTGGCATCGGATGGGAGCAAGCAGATGGCATCGCGAGTACGGTGGTGACTGGTGTTCTTTAGTATGATCGCTTATTTAATAAGCATGACAGTCTGTATGTTACTCGGACTGTTATTAGGGTATCTAATTTAATTAGATGCTCTAGATCAATTTCATATAACCCATAAGTTAAACTCATTAGGAGATGTTCTATGAGCAAACAAAGTAACAGGGATCAGAACAGCAGGTTAAACTGCTTCTTCACAATCCTAACAGACGAGCTACGAGTGAAAGCTCTAACGTCTCTCTCTGAACAACAGAGTGAGGCTGTGAGCCGTCAATACGATCGGGCACGGAAACGTGCTCAAATCGTAAACCCATCCCTAGCTGATGCGGCCATTGAAGATTTTCTTCACACCAACAGTAAAGTTGGTAATTTGGCTGTGCATTTAGAGCCGGAGCTAGTAAATAACGCCAGGTACTTTGTAACTAATGTACTTGAGCGTTTTACTAAAAACTTCGACCCTAGCGTCATACAGACGCCGTTAGATTTGGACCTCCTGTATTCTTTCTGGCGGTTTGGACCTGGTACCAGTAATGGTATCAAGGGTACGCACTGCGCAGAGAAAATTACACAGGATATGACTGTCACTCGATGGTGTGTTCCTTTTATACAAAAACTCCGGCAAGATTGCCCTTACTTCCAGCTCAATGATGAGCGTAACGGTCGTTTGGGGTATGTCGGAATAAAAGGTTCACGTCTGTCAACTGTCCAGAAAAATGAGGACACTGACCGCACTATCGCAATAGAACCCTCGGGTAACATGGTCATGCAGCTTGCTGCTGGCATTTACTTAGAAGGTGCGTTGCGCTCCATAGGTCTTGATATCAGAAACCAGC